GGTACAAGATGCTTTCTGTGGTGCTTGATAAGTCAGGCATAAAGAATGTTGCAGACTTCCTAACGGACCCTGCCACTATTCAGCCACCAGAGCCAGATCCAGCACAACAGATGCAGATGCAGATGGCTCAGAAACAGTTGGAACTTCAAGAGCGACAGACTTCTGTTGCTGAGATGAAGGCCCAATTTGACGCCCAAATGGGCACAATGAAGCATGAGCTTGCCCAGATGAAGGCCAAGCAAGACTTCGCACTCAAGTCGGACAAGATGGATCTCCAAGAGAGCCAGCAAGATCACAAAGAGTACGTCAATCTCGAAGAGTTAGACATTGCACGTAACGCTGATGATGTCCGAGCAATAGCAAGCCCTAACGGGTAATCACAACAAGGAAGAGCATGATTATGGAGACACAAGAAGAGCAACTTGTCGAACTTGGGGATAGTGCAGAGGTTTTACTAAAGACCCCTGCATTCACCCAAGTAATCGACCAATGCGTAGAGGCCTCATTTGCAACATTCTGCAACACTGATGCCATCAAGGCGGATGAGCGTGAGCTTGCTCACCGCCACTATCTCGCAATCAAAGATGTGGTCAACACATTACAACAGCGTGTTCAAGTGCGTGACAGCATCTATGAACAGCGGAATGGCGACAACCGTCAAGAGGAATTAGCACTATGAACGACAACGTGCAAAATGATAACTCTGGGCCGAAGAACCTCGATAGAGATGAAGCGGCTGAAGCAATCCTAGCCAGTTGGTCAGACGGTGAAGACCTATCTGATCTGGAGGAGGATGATGCAACACCCGAAGGCCAAGAAGAGACTACGGCTGACGAGGGTGAAACTGAAGATGACGATGTAGATACGGATGACGAAAGTTCCGAAGACCCTGATGAAACCGAAGACGAAGCCGATGATGACGAAGAAGAAGACGATGAGGGCGATGAGCCTTCAATTGCTTCCGATGAAAACATTGTCGAACTCTCAGTTAACGGTGAAACCAAACAGGTATCTGTAAAGGACTTGAAGCGACTGTATGGACAGGAAGCGTCTTTAACCAAAAAGTCTCAAGATTTAGCCGCCCAGCGGAAAGTCACCGATGAAAACCTGACTAAAACTCAGGCTAGTTATCAGAAACTAATGGAACGAGCCGAGGCTAGGTATAAACCCTACGCTGAGATCGATATGTTAGTGGCCTCAAGACAAATGGAGCCAGACACATTTGCACAGTTACGACAGGATGCAAAACAGGCAGAAGATGACCTTCGCTTTCTCCGAGAGGAGAGTGGGCAGATGGTCACTGACTTACAACAGCAGCACCAGCAAGCAACCAAAGAGGCCGCCGCCGAGTGCGTAAAGGTCTTAGAGGAAAGCTTGCCAGATTGGGGCAACGAACTCTATTCAGAGATCCGCGACTATGCTGTGAAAGTTGGGCTGCCTAAAGCTCAAGTCGATCAATATACTGATGCAAGTGTAATCATGTTGATTAACAAAGCTCGACTTTATGACCAATCAAAACAGACAGCCGAAGGCAAGAAAGCCAAGGCCAAAGTTACGAAGTCTAAAAGTGGCAAAACGAAAGTATTATCTTCCAAGAAGGCACCACCTTCCAAGGCCCAACTACAAGCAGGCCGCCGTTCATCGGCGCACCAGAAGCTTATAGATAATCCTAGAGATGGTGGTTCAACTGATGACATCGCTGATGCCTTAATGGCTCGATGGGCTGAGTAAATCATACTTTAGTTTAACATCATAACTCCTTGAAAAGGAACAATTAAATGACCACCTACGTTACATATTCACAAGTTGGTAAGGCCGAGGACGTGTCAGATATCATATCTAACATCAGTCCTTTTTCGACTCCAATGCAAGCTATGCTCAAAACAGAGAAAGTTTCCGCTCGGACCTTTAGTTGGTTGGAGGATTCGCTCGCTGCTATCGCCGTTAATGCTGCTGTAGAAGGAGCCGATGCGTCTATGGCGACTCTTGGTAATGCTACTGAGCGAACTGGTACAACCCAGATCCTCACCAAAGCCTTCCAAGTATCTGCCACAGCGGATGCAATAAAGACACACGGCAGGGCAAAAGAGACTGCGTTAACAACCACTTACAGTAATTTCCTGAAGTTGGCAGCGTAGTATAAACAATGTGAACTCAGGGGAAGCCTAAGTGTGAAAACATATGGTAATCCTGAGCCAAGCCCTAGTTATCTAGGGAAGGTGCAACGACTATCGAAAAGGCATTCAATACGAATGTAACTTAGTAGAGTACACCCAAGTGGGTGGAAGCGCATTGGCCAGTATAACGCTGGCATGATATAGTCTATTCTTGTGTCGAAAGCATAAGCAGTTCGTAAGAGAACGGGTAGGTAAGTAACGTAACCTATTGAATACAAAGACCAAATGGCGAAAGCCCTAAAGGAAATAAAGCGGGATTACGAACACGCTCTAGTTGGCTTAGATCAAGCTGCTGTAGCTGGTTCTTCGAGTGCCGCACGTAAAATGCAGTCTGTTATTAATCAGATTACTACTGATTTAGACGCAGGCGCAGCAGCAACAAATCCGCTTACCGAAGCAAAGCTTCTCACAGCGGGTCAGACTGCCTACACCAATGGCAGCGACGTTGACACTCTCGTAATTAAAACGGCTGACGCCCAAATTGTTGCCGGATTTAGCGCGGCTTCTGGTCGTAATCGTGAGATTGCGCAGGGTAAAACATTGGTCAATGCTATTGATCTATATGTGTCCCCCTATGGTGAATATCGGGTTGTCCTCAACAGACAGATGAAGTCTACCCACGCATTGCTCATCGATCCTTCGATGTTCAAGCTGTGTTCACTACGTCCGTTCACTCGCACATTACTTGCCCGCAGCGGTGATAGCGACAAGCATTTTATTGTAGGCGAAATGTCCGTGAAACACTCTAATTTCGGTGACAGCATAAAGATTACCGGACTGTCATAACACCTACATAATACCCAAACTTTAGGCTCAGGTATAAACTGGCCTTTAGCTCTGGCCCATCCAAGTTCCACACAGGTTTTGCTCTCCTTGTTGTGTGGTCCTTGGGTGGGCCTTTTTCATTTTAAGGACAGCAAAATGACCAAACCAGAACTTGGATTACAGCAGTCGTCCCATGACTTCATCTTTGAACATGGCGGACTGACCCAAAAGCATTCACAGAATATAACCCAAACATTCCTCGATGACCTCAAGGACGCCCGTAACGAAAGCAATAAGCAAAGGGCTGGCGAGATGCACAGGATTGCAAGCATTCCCACAGTTATTGTTGAGAGGTGGATGCGCGAGGGCTTTGACCTATGGAAAGCCTCTGGTCCTGAGATTGTAAGAAAGCTTCACGCTGAAGACTTAGGATTATTGATGGCTACCGAGAAAAGGATTTAAGAATGTCGAAGCAAGGACTTTACAGTAATATTCGAGATAAAAACGCCCGTATAAAAGCCGGATCAGGCGAAAAGTTAAGAAAGCCAGGTGCTAAAGGCGCACCAACGGCGTCTGCTTTTCGTGATGCCGCTAAGACCGCAAAAGTAAAGAAAAGGACAACCTGATATGAATAAGGGTGAACTTCGAGCGCATATGATTGCTCTCCTCAACAGAAGTGACTGCACGAATGCCTTGGCTGACACCTTTATTGACCAAGCAATATCTAGGATTACACGGGTTATCCGTATTCCATCCATGGAAAAGCAACAGACCTACGCAATATCGGATGTCAGTGGTACTGGTGCAATACAAATGCCTACAGACCTTATTGAAGCTATAGACATCTATTGTGATGGGACAGCTTTGGTTCGGATACCACTGCATGAGATGGTAGAGGGCCAGAAGACAGGAGAGATTGGAAACCCCAAGTTCTTCGCAAGAGTTCAAGCGTCATTCCTCATACACCCAAAGCCATCTTTAGGAACTATATTCCTAAATTACTATGGCGAGTTTGCGGCTTTAAGTTCTGATAGCTCGACTAACGCACTCACAACTGTTGGCTCTGACCTAATCATTTACACAGCATTAAGCTACGCAACTGACTACTTTATTGATGACCGTAGCCAGACCTTCGAGATGAAGGCCGCATCTTTCCTTACAGAGATACAAGAGCAAGCTGACACCGCCGAGATCTCTGGTGGAACCCAAGTCATGCGCCCATCACAAACATATGACGATTGAGGAGTTTTAGACCATGAGTAATTCGAGTTTCTTTACTGGCAGCGGCATCACAGCCAACCAGACATCCGCAATCGCAACTAGCGTAACCGCCGCCGCCTCTAGCGCAACATCTTCTGCATCCTCTGCTACTACTTCTGATGCAAAAGCGGCCATAGCTACTACAAAGGCTAACGAAGCCGCCGCTAGTGCCGCCGCAAGTGAGGCATCTAAAGACGCGAGTGTAGTGGCAAAGAATGCGGCAGCGTCTTCTTTAGCCTCTGCATCTACACAGGCAACTAATAGTGCAAACTCGGCTTCATCGGCAGGCTCTCAGGCTAATTCTTCAGCGTCTTCTGCGGGTACAGCAAGTGGACACGCATCTACTGCAACGACAAAGGCTAACGAAGCCGCAGCTTCAGCGGCTTTGGCAAATACTAAAGCTGGCATTGCGACTACTGCCGCAAACTCTACATCTGGGTCTGCCACAGCCGCCGCCTCTAGTGCTTCAGCCGCAAATCAGTCAAAGATAAATGCTTTAGCCGCCGAGCTAGAGGCCGAGAATGCCGAAGCTGTGGCCCTCAATGCGTCATCAATCGCAACGTCTAAAGCTCAAGTGGCTTCTGAGGCTGCAATAACTGCAACAAACAAAGCCAACCAAGTAACGACAAATACTAACACATCGACAACAAAAGCAAATGAAGCAGCCGCTAGTGCAACTGCCGCCGCATCGTCAGCAACTACTTCTACAGCCTCTAAAAACGCCGCCGTTGCTGTAACCGCCAACTTCCTCGGCGCACACTCATCTGCACCCACACAGACCGCCGCTGGTGGCTCACTGGCTGTTGGTATGCTATACTTCGACACTGGCTCTGATGTGCTTAAAGTACGGGCAAGTGGTGGGTGGATAAACGCTGGTAGCTCAATCAATGGTACAAGCGCACGGTTCGCATATACGCTAACGGCTAACCAGACTACTGTAACAGGCAATGATGCTGCTGGTAA